CACAGCGGCAAGATTAGCGGCGGGTGCCTTGGTTGGTATTGGAATTGGCAAGTTTGGTAAGAGTGTTGTCAATGTTGGAAGACAGGTAGAGAACCTACAGACCAGATTCAAATTCCTTTTTGGATCAGCAGAAGAAGGTGCAAAGGCATTTGACACTTTGGCGAAATTTGCTGGGACGGTGCCATTCACACTTGAAGAGATAGCGGCCGCATCAGGAAACTTGGCCGTAGTTTCAAAAGACGCAGAAGCATTAGGAAAAAATTTACAACTGACGGCCAACGTGGCCGCCATATCAGGTCTTGATTTCAAACTGGCTGGAGAACAGATCCAGAGGGCCTTATCAGGTGGTATATCATCAGCAGACCTATTAAGGGAACGAGGTATCAAGGCATTGTTAGGATTCAAGGACGGCGTCAAAGTCACTGTGAAAGAAACACAGGAGGCATTTGACAGGGTCTTTGGACCAGACGGAGAATTCGCAGGGGCGGCCGTTGCCTTGGCAAACAACTTTGATGGTTTACAATCAATGGTACAGGATAAGTTCTTCAACATAAGAAAGATCATATCTGATTCAGGACCATTTGACAGGCTCAAAGCAATCGTTGGTGTGTTTGACAAAGCCTTAACAAACAATTTTGACAACATAGAGAAAGCCGCACAGGGATTTGGACAAGCCATCGTAGAAGGTTTTGAGAAAACATTGATTGGTGGTGCTATGGCACTTGACGCCATACAGCCAGTGACCGCTTTCATAACCAAAGCATTCAACAACATAGTCACAGCCACAAATAATCTACCAGGATACATCAAAGCACTTGGTGTGGTTGGATTCCTTGCATTGGGCATAAAAGGCAAATTGATAGTGGCCGTCATAGCGGGTGTGTCAGACAAGATAGTTAATATCTTCGCAGGACTCATTGATTTCATAGCCAAAGGTAAAGAGAAGGTAGCGAATTTCTACGACGCATTGGGAATGAAAGAAGCCGCAAAGAATATGCGTAAGAATTCAATGTCAATGAAGAAAGAGGCTGATGCCTTGAGAAAGAAATTTTCTGGCGTAGGCAAAGAAAGCAGTAAGACTGTTCAGTCAATTGATGAGATGATTGAGACCGTTGGAGAGAACGGTGATGCATATGGTTCAAACACCACAAGGATACTTGAATTCCTTAAAGCATTGAGGGAGGAAGAAAAATTACAGAAAGAGACCAAAAAGAACATTGATGAGAAGATTGCCTCAGCAAAAAAAGATGAGGACCAAACCAAGAAACTCACAGACGCACTTGGTGATTACAAGAAGAAAATGATTGAGACCTTTGAGGAGGCCGCAGAAAAATTCAACGCCATTGATGTTGCCGTTGGTCTAACAAAACAAATATTCACATCTTTGAAACAGGGCATTGGTGACGCATTCGCTGACGCCATCCTTGGTGCGAAGAGTCTAAAAGAATCTTTAAGTGATCTCGCACAGAATGTGCTACGGCAATTGATATCAGGTGTGATACAACTTGGAATAGAGATCTTCGTGTTTGATGTTATGCGAGAAAAGATAAAAGGTGCAAGGCTTGAGGCAGAAGCACTCAACAAACAATTAAGAAGTCAGGCAATGGGGCAGGCATTAGGCAGTATGTTTGGACCAGTTGGTTCAATCGTTGGAAGCATTTTTGGTGGCTTCTTTGCTGACGGTGGTAGGATCCAGTCAGGACAGTTTGGCGTGGTTGGTGAGAACGGACCAGAGATAGTGTCAGGCCCAGCGAACGTCACTCCAATGGACGAAGCAGGCACAGGCACGACCAACGTGTCTTTCAACATCAGCACGATTGATGCCACTGACTTTGACACACTACTAACTACAAGACAAGACCTAATCATTGGTTTGATCAACAGAGGTCTCGCAGAACGAGGCAGAAGGAGTTTAACAGCATAATGGCAGGTACATTTCCATCAACAGCAGGTTTCCAAACTTTAGATTTCACCAGCAACACAAACACAAGGACGTCAGTGAGCGTATCTGGCAAGACACAGAGACTCCAGACTGGATCTCAGTATTGGAGTTTCACTCTCAAATCACCAAAGAAGGACAGGGCGGACGTAATGAGCGATTATGCGTTCTTGGTCACACAGAATGGCCAGGCAGACACTTTCACGATAGTGCCACCAGTGATAACAGATGCCAGAGGCACGGCATCTGGAGTTATCACGATCAACGCAACCTATGCCGCTGGACAATCATTAGTCAAGGGCAACGGTGGTTCAGGCACACTCAAGAAAGGTGATATCATAAAATTCTCAAATCACACGAAAGTTTATATGATCACAGAGGATATCAATATGGATTCTTCATCAGAAGATTTTTTCAACATATATCCACCTCTGGTTACGGGCATCACAAATTCAACAACCGTCACCTATGACGATGTGCCATTCAAGGTGTATCTCACAGGCGACAACATCCAGTACAAATCAAGCACTGATGGCAAGTTCCAATACCAGATAAAAGTCAATGAGGAGATCTAATGGCAAGACAGTTAGCATCTTCTGTACAGACTAAATTAGGAGCGAGTTCAGTATTTGGTGTAGATCTCATAGAACTACATCTTTCAACCAGCCTGTATTTCACAAGTTCAAACATAGACTTAGATTTTGACAGCAACACCGCACCTGACTCAGGTGCCAACACATACCTGGCACAGGGTCAATTCTTGTACTTTGGCAACATAGTGGAGAGTTCAGATCTTCGTGTTGGTCAGGTTGATCTCACATTCACCGCAGTTGACACAACCACTGTGGCATTGTTGTTGAACAACAACTATATGAACAAGAGGGTGGTGATCTACAGGGCGATCCTTGACAGCGATTACAGTTTCACATCAGATGACGTGTTCACTGTGTTTGATGGCAGGATAATGAATTACAGCATACGAGAAACAGAATCAACAGCGACGGTGACGATGACAGTGGCCAGTCTGTTCGCGGACTTTGAGAGAAAGAACGGCAGGAGGACCAATGACGCCAGCCAACAGAGTGTGTTCAGTGGAGACCTTGGTATGAACTTCTCAGCAGAAATAGTCAAAGACATAAAATGGGGTAGGAAATAATGCAGATCAGAGACTTTCACATTAAGGATTTCAACGACTTCAATGAATTGGCCTACAAGGCGGTTTTTGAAAGGGGTTTCGTTGACACAGAATTTGACAAACAGAATTGGAACGTGCATATGAAACGATTGGTGTCTTTGAACAGCAACGTGGTCAGATGCATCTATGACAATGACGCGATGGTTGGTTTCTACATCCTACAACTACACAACCTACCTTGGAATCACAGGACACAGGGTCTTTTCACATTGATACACCTGACACCTAATTTGAGGACCAAGGAGATATATGCGTCGTTATTCAGAGACGCACAGGCAGTGGCACAGGCCAATCACTGTGAGAAGATACAGACCACAGACCAAAGTATTCTATGCGACAACGACACAAAATTAAACATACTACACGGTCAAGACTACAACCAGATTGACTTTGTTTGGGAGAAAAAAATCAATGGATAGGCAAAGATACCCAAAACAGATTCCTGACGCATATACAGGCGTCTGTGTTGGAGCAAACACCATTAAAAGCATCACGAATGATGTGATTGACTTCTATTTGAAGTTTGATCGTTATAACCATTTGACCTATGTGGATCTCTGGCAACACATCCATCCTTCAATCAAGAATGATCAGTACAAAGTTTTCCAAACAAATGGTGAGATATGGGGTTTCGCCAATTGGGCCTTTATGAGCAACCAGGTGCTACACAAATTCACCACAACAGGCAAGATACACACATTGGATTGGATGACAGGATTCAACCTATGCTACATTGATTTCGTGGCGTCACGCGATGCGTTCTATGTTATGAAATGGTTGAAGAATCACAGTGTGAGGATGATGGGTGCCAACAGACCAATCTATTGGGCAAGGGCGGACAAGTTTAAGATCAAGAGAATTACAAAACAACACACGAAAGGACATTGGTTATGGGCGGAGTAGTAAGATCAGTCACCAAAGCAGTAAAGAGTGTGGTCAAAGGAGTTGGCAAGGTTGTCAGCAGTGTGGTTTCAGCAGTGACATCACCCTTTGGTGCCAGCACAGATGTACCAGACTACGATATAGGCCAAGATCAAACAGAAGCGATCCAAGGTGTTCTCATCAATGACGAGGGTGCGGTCAAAGACATTCCTATCATCTACGGTGAAAGACAGGTGGGTGGCACAAGGGTAT